ATGTTTTAACAAGATAATCATAGGAATTCAAAATGGAAATCTGATCCGCAAAATTTCCCTCTGGATCCGGACTTGCAACTTGAAACGCCATGGGATTTTCCGGATCTCCAATCACCATGTTACCAATGTTGTACATGCTGTTGATGCTGGTGTTGCGAACATCGTAACGGAAATTGAAATCCGGGGTCAAACTGAACAATGTATCCAGACGCAATCCTTTTCCTTCATCATAAAGTGCGCTATCAAACACAACATATTCTTCGGTATAACCTGCGAACTTGCTGAACATTTCCACGGCAATCGCTATGTTTTCATAAAGTTGGTCCTGATGAATTTCCACATTAACAAGAGGTGCTCCCAACTGACGGCTGATACGAATGCCCAGATCATTGAATGCCTGGATCCGGCTATTCAGATTTGTGCTGTAAAACGTGCTGACGTTTTGTGTGACTGTACAACTTAGGCTCATATTAATTGTTGCTGGTTATGGAAACAATGATGGTGGATTGGTTGGCGGTCAGACCAGTAAACATTACGTAAAGAGCATTTACCCGTTCATGCAGGGCGGATACTGCCGCCTGCACAGAAGCATAATTCAGATCTAACGCCTGTATTCTGTCCTGATAAAAAACATTTGGAGAAAGAATGTTGCCAAATCCAACCGATGAAAGGAATGAGGTATAATTTGCACTGTTGGCCACAAGATTTGCATATGCTTCCGCCCAATATGCACTGTCAGCTTTGACCGTTGTATAAACTGAAGACCAGCTTCCGGAAAGTGTATTAACTGTTATATAAGTGCTTTGCCAATTGGAACTGAAAGATAAAACATGAGTATAAACACTTTCCCAATCGGAACTGTTTGTTTGAACTGTGGTGTAAACGCTGACCCAATAACCGCTATTGGCTTGAAGTGTTAAATATGCACTATACCAGTTTTCACTTGTGCCTTGATCTTGAGTGTAAAAAATTCCCTGAAATTTGGAATTGGGTCCGGCAACAGGATCGGTTCCACTTTCCAATATGCCCGGAGTGGGATTGGTATGGTGGGTGGAACGATGAAGCTTTCCGTGAAAAGGATAATTGCCAGCCATATATTTATTTATAAATTAATTGCATATTATGTGCAGAGGATGCCGATTATAAATGCACCATCTCCAACACCTATCATATCAGCACCGGCGTCTATGGTAATAATATTGCAATCTGTTTTGAATATTGGTATTGGCAGGGGCGTATCACCTTGAATCACATCAAGAATAGCTAATTGTTGCAAATATAATTTATATAAACACCTGTTTATCACATCACTTTGATAATTTTCATTATTTCCAATAAAATTATCACAGTTAATGTTTAGTGCCGGACCTGATAAAAACGAATCGTCCATATAGATATTTTTTACAAATCTATAACTTTCATAAATGTCTTGATTTGTCATTTGAATGTCCACAGCAGAAAGTGGAAGAAATGGATCCAGATCAAACTTGAATCTTTGCCGCGCCTGATTCAAAAGAATGTAATTGTTGTTGATAAGTTTGCTTATGCTTTTATTGAAAACAAAACTTTGAGAATATTCGTCATCCTCCACGTGAATTTGTTGTGAAGAAAATATTTCAAAATCATAAGAGTAAAGCATATTGTTTGTGGTATTTGGCTCCAAAAATCTAAAAAACTGACCTCCCGAAATATTTGTACCCAATGTTGTGGACGAAAACAACAATATATCATCCACATTCTCGTTTAAATAAAGATCCAAAGCCTGCAAACTATAATTAAAAATGTTGTCCTTTGTTAAATTATATTTTCCAATTTTTGTTGTGGGTCTTGAAAAATATTTTTTATACAAGGATTTGTTTGTTAAAATATAAAAAATATTCGAATTTTCCTGACTAAACACATATTTTATTGCATATTCACCAAAAATTGTTTCCTCTGAAAAATCTATTATTTTGTAGGAAGAATTTGATATATCAACTATGATAATCTTGTTTTCTTTGGAAAGAAGGAATATTTCGGTTATGTTCGTGGATTGATTTTTGTGAAGTTTGATGTCAACAATCGTATATGTGGAAAAAAGTTTTTTTAACGTTAATGAATATCTCCAATTAAGTTGGCTATCGAAAAACTTTAAAGAGGAATTTCCGCTGTCCATGACCACCAATGTGGAAAGATACAAATCGGCAGCATAAGGATTATTAAATTCGTTGTTGTCGTAACGTCCTCCCTGACCGCCTATGATTTTTTTTAGATATCGTTTATTGAGTTTTACATTTTCTCCTCCAATAAAACCTTCAACATCATATAATATAATTTCATTGTTAACAGCATCAACAACATAAAGATCGTTTTGATTCAAAATCAAATCGGTTATGTTTCCGTTCCTCAATTGTGTCTGCTCATCCACATAAATGCTGGAAAGCAAAATATTGAAAGTTGTATAGTCTTTATTAAATTTTGAGAAAAATATTGTTTGCCCCTGGGAAGCTATCAAAATTCTATTTTCATTGTCTGAGGTGGGAACCACAACAAAATCACGTATACCATCCAGTGCAGAAAGACCCACGTTTAAAAACGATGCACCACTGGTGTTTGGCGTCGTTGTTAAATTCCATTTGATTTGATTTTGTCCGGAAGGAACCCCCAACCAATTTGTATAGGAATACGGTATTTGATTTGTGAGAATTTTGGTTCGAGAATAAAGATATAAAAGATTTTTGTACAAATAATCCAAACGCAAATTCAAAGCACCTGAAACGCTCAATTCATTGACGGGAATTTGAATTTTATCAAACTGATAAGGCAAGTTGACAAAATCCCCCACCACTCGATCAAAAATTAAATTTTCTTCCTGAAATGATTGGGAAATATTTTTCACAAATTTTCTCTCCATACCAAATCTTTAATTTCAGTCATGTACGGAAGATTGTTCAACAATATGGTATTTAATTGCTGTTGCACATAGGCTCGTGCAGTTGAGTCTGTTATTCTGGAATTGTTTATGGAAATGTTTATTGCTGGAGATTTGTGATAAGGTACTCTTTGACGGAAAAACTTGTCAATTGTGTCTGTATAATTTCTATTTTCCGAAGGGAGATTGAATAACAGGGGCTGAATGTTTTTAGAATATTTTTGAATTAATCTTATGGTATAATAATCCAAAGCTTTCGTGAAGAAAAACACATCACGAATATCCATGTTTTTGACTGTGAATGCATTTTCTATTTTTAATTTATCATACAAATTAATTCCGGCAAAATATTGAGTGGTTCCATATGTAAAAGGTTCACTGATAATTTCACTTAATGTGTATTTTCCGGGGCTGAAGGTTTTTGATGTCGCGATTTGACCATCCACAAATAAAACACAATTTCCTTTTACAGAATCAAATGATAAGGCAAACTGATGATAACCAAAATTTAATTGGTTTATGTCAAAAGAAAGGTTTAATTCCTCTGAAGATTCGGACGGATACACATTCGGAAGATTGATTCTTATGGTCAACCCATTTTTGGGATATGTTTGGTTTATAATTTCATGATTATAAACTGAATTTGTGGTGGGAACAGTAAAACAAGCGGAAACAGGATAATCCAATGTAATTACGTTTTCATTTGCTTCAAATGTTTTTGTGTCTATCAAAGCCACTGATCCTGTTGTGTTGGTTGTTGAACATATGGCATAAACTGTGGAAATATTTTCTCCTGCCACGTAAGTTGAACAATAATCACTGGCAATTACATTTTGAGCACTTACGGGTAATTTAAATGAATTGATAACGAATCCGGCAGAATTGTGGACATAACAGGTTGAATTGTTATCGAATATAAAAAAGTTCAAATCATTATCAATTGTAAATGTAGTTATGGCCCCGCTACTATTGTAAATGCGGGTTTCAATATTATTGCTAGAAACGTTCCATTCTTTTATTTCTCCGTTTGAATTGTAAAAAATTCTAACTTGGTCACGTATTTCTGAATCGCCCCCATCCAATATATAAATCGCATTTCCTATTTTTTTCAAAGATTTGGCACTTACCATGGGAGTTGTGGAATATTGTTTAACCAGATCATTATAATCAAATTTTTCTGTTTTTCGGTTGTAAGAAACAAAGTCACCCACTGGTGATACCAAGAAATATGTGCTTGTTGCATCGGAAAAATGCGATATAGTTGATGAAAGGGGATTGTACTGGGAACTGTCTGTAATTGTGTTTTGAGAATTTATTTGAAAAAGTTCGCCTGAATTGTCCAAAACAAAATAATCATCCAGACTTTCAATTTGAACAAGGTCTAAAATGGGCTTGTTAAATTCTATTGTGTCTATTAAACTCCATTCTGAATTGTAAATTTTTACTTTGTTTCCGTCAATAGTCCGAACAAAAGGGGTCACTGCCCGGTCAGAATAAATTCCTATGCCGGTATTTTTGTAATTACCAACGATTTCATGTCCAAATGGCACACGAAAATCTTTGCTTCCTATTGTAAAGAAAAATGTGAATCGATTATCAAAATTTTTACTATTAATTGTTTCATTTATCGCATACACATTTCCCAAAAATTTATAAACACCGTTTGAAGGAGCCAACACAGTGCCGTTTGTTTGCAAATATTGATCGATTCCATTAAAAAGAACTGAAGAATCGTTTTTATTTATATATTCATCAATATCCTGTTTTCCTATTCTATAATACGCATAAAGAGTATAAGGTTCAAACGTTAATTGACTTTTTATATCAAAAATTTCTGACGGAACATTCAATTGTTTTGTTATACAATCATAATAACTTTCATATGCAAAAACATCATTGGCCGAAAAAGCCAATTGCCGTGTTGTTTTATTCGGTAAAAAATATCGATCATACCAGACAGGACGTGTATTGGGATTTGAAGAACCGCTCAACCATGAGCAAAGCCAGGTACCGTTAATTTCCCCCCGAGGATTCCCCTGATTTGACGTATTTTTATAATCTGCATTTTTTTTCCATATTTTATCGGAAAATTCAGGAGTATTTGAATAAACCGCCCCGGATTCGGCTAATTTTGAATCATTGATGTTGATGAAATTATATTCACCCATATCCAAAGATGTATGGAAGTAAGTCAATCTTCCCGGTTCAAACCTGTATTCGTTTATTTTGCTTTGGTAATTCTGAGAAAATTTTAGATTTCCCTTTTCCTGAAATGATCCTGTGTTTAAAGATACATATTTTCTAAGTTCTTTATTTTCACCGTATGAAACATTCTCAGATTGGGGAGTTAAGTTGTTTTTTTCTGTTATAAAATTATAAGGAATTCGTTCAGAGGATATGTTGTTAAATTCACTATGAAATATGACTTGGTTTTTTATTATTTCTGATTGCGAACAATCCACATTTAAATTGTTCGTATCAAATTGTTTTGTATATGAAAACCATCTGGATGAAAGAGAATCCAAAAGATTAAATTTTATTGGCAAAATATTAAATGTATTCTGCGGGGTTAATTGAACATCACTTCCTGTCAAAGGAACAAATCCTAAAGAGGAACTTTCCCTTACTAATGTATAAACATTGTTGTTTTTTCTGTAAAACAAAGCCATGCAATTGTTGGTTGCATCTAAAATGTATTCGAAAGCCTGATGATACAGGCTGTTTGTGTTGTAAATGTCAGTTGTGGATGAAAGCAGATAAACACGATTGGTAAGAAAATTTACATTTAAATAATATCTTACATTGTAATATTCGTGTGAAACTCTGCAAAGATTGTTTGGCAAGAAATCTACTTCAAAATAATAATTGGAATTTTTTCCTCCGAAAAAATTATTTGTGGTTATATCCATATAATTGGATGAAACTATCGGTGATATGGCCCAAAAACGTTGCGCCGTGTCTTTTACGCTGGCCAAACCATTGCTGATAGTAGTGACAAAACCGTTTCCAGTTTGATTTGGATTTGTTAATGAAAATTCTTTTAAAAATCCAATTGAAGATGTTAAAGCAATCGTGGAATAATTATTATTTTTTTGGTCAAATGTTTTTGAAAACAATTCAGGATATACGAAATTTATGCAAGAATCACTGAATATTCTTTGTTGATGGGTTTGTAAATCATTGTCCTGAACATAAAAAACTTCCATGTTCGACCAATTATTGTCATCAAATGATTTTACAGGCATAAAAATATTTATTAATATATCGGGGCAACACAACTTATTGGAACCAAATAAGTTGGATTGAATACATTAACACCTATCAATAGTTCATTGTTTAAAATTGTTATTAATGCACAATAAGCACTCAAAGGAGGTATGACCGGATAAATTGGCTCGGAAGTTATGGCAGGTAAAATTGTAATTGCAAATTCAAGGGGGGGAAGTTCCGGTCTTATTATAGGAGGTGCGTTGAACAGATAATCACCGGTTCCTAAAACTCCGTAATGGACATTTAACATGTTATATCCTTGAAGCGTCAACAAATAATTTCTTGCATCATCCAACAATTGATAATTTAAAATTTTATAATCCAAAACAGGATCTATGATACTGGGTTGTGTGCAACTTAAATGAATAACAAAAACATCAACATAAAAATTTTCCCGATAACAACTGATACTTGCACTGTATGATTCCAAAAAGTTTTTAGTCGTTTCATATGTTCCCGACACGCTTTTTATTGTGGTTAATGTCGGATTAACCAAATTAACGTTTGTTTCTACTAAATTATTATTTAAATTTGAAGAAACCTTTTGTATTTTATAAAAGGTTTGTTGAACACCTGATAAAGAATATGTAATGATAATAGGGGCTATAAAAAGAAATTCATTTTGTTCGTGCCGACGAATAACTATATTTTCTGAAGCAGAAAATGTTGATGTGTTTGTATAATCATTTACAGGAAGCGCTGAAAGCGGGGGATACGCGCTCAATGATGCAAACGTGCCGGAACAAAGAGTGTTTGTATATGTAAACCCATAGCCAAAAATAGGATCTTGGTAAACATACCCGTCAATTGTGCCGTAACTGACGAAATTTTCGTCGGCTGTAAGATAAATTATTGCCGTATTATATTTCATATTATGGGAACTCCCGTCAACGGTGGGCAATAAATCGGACTCAGAATATCAAAACCATTTATGGAATAAAGAGGAATGCTGCTGTTAACAATTTCAACCATTGCACAATAAGCACTCAAAGGTAGGATTGGAGGCTTGGGACATTGAATGGTTAATACATATCCGCTTAAATCTATTTTTCTTATATATGAAACCGATAGAGGCGTGAGCAATTGAATTGCACAAGGAGGAATAACGGGAGGTGGAACATATGCCGGATCACAAGTTAAATTAAAAATGCTTATTCCGTTTGTGGAACGGGCCGCCAGAATATTTCCCTTGATGTCTATATGAGTTCCCAAATAAACATTTGGTGTGAGCGATATGGGGGGATATGTCTTTGAAAAACTCAAAGATTCGTTGGATTGAGAGTAATTATAAATATCAATCAATCCGGCATTATTGTTTAAAGATACGCTATTTCCTGGTCTTGTTACTGCAAAAATATTGTTATAAATAGTAAGAGCAGCTCCAAAATTTGCATTAAAATTATCACCGGAAGACAGTTGCAATGTATATGACCATAAATTTGTTGATGGGTTTTTTGTAAAGATAAAAACCGCCCCGTCGGATGTATAAGAACATGTTTTGTATGGTGAACTAATCGCAGCAAAATAATCTCCAATTGCTATAGAGTATCCAAATCCTTCCAAAGCATTCGATATTCCTGAAAGATAAAAAACACTTGAATAATTTGATAAGGAATCGGACCTTTCAAAAATTTCTGCTGACCCATCTATGTACGAAACTATTCCTTTATCATTTTTAAATTTTATGTTTGTGGGAACAGATGAAAGACCTGTTATTCTGGAATTATAGTTCCAATCATAGTTGTTTCTTTTGTAAATTTCAACAGAAGAAAGAGTGGATAAATAGAGATAGTCCCCATCCAAACTTCCGTGCATTCCAAATCCTGAAACATTTGTGGAATAAACCGTGTATTCCTTTACAACGTTTCTGCCTAAATTTCTGTAAATATCTACAGAATTGTTTAAGGTGTTTCTTACAAGAAGATTATCAATTGAATTGTCTAAAAAGTTTTCAACCGTTGATAAATTATAAACAATGGTTTGTCTAAAATCAAAAGGAGCAGTTATGGATGTGGTTAAAATGTAATTGGAGAACGATTTATTTCCCGCAATTTCTGAAAACAAATTATTGGAACCCAAGAATAATTTTCTTGTTTGTCCTACACTAAAAACATTTGTTTTTATAAATTGCAAACATGTTGCTAAATTTGAATCTAGAATGTTGTCGGCAATTTTATTTTCAAATCCATAACAATCAAATTCTTTTGTTTTAAAAACAGTTGTATTGTCATTTGAAACAAAATTACACGCAACTCGATAAGCGGTGTTTTTTCTTTTGTTGATGTATGTTTCAGCAATGGTAATGAAATTATCAGGAGATTGCATTTTTTGAACCTTAATTTTTCGACCGTGATCTGTTAAAACAACACGGATTGTTTGATAGATTGCATTTTCTTCTGTTGTGTATCCTTGACCCAAAACTATGTTTGACAAAGAAGAAAGATTTTCTGTTACCGTCAAAAGAGAATAACCATTCGCTTCCGGGCCCCTTATTGCTACCGTGTTCGGATTGTTTTTAAAATCCCCGTCAGTTTTTCCTTCTCCTTTTTTAGAAAAATTTCCTGTTATGTCCAATCCTATTCCCAAATATCCACCCTTTAAACCTTCATAATTGGATTGAGAAAATACAGGAGATCCTGTATATGGCGCATATCCCAGAGAACCTGAAGGGCCGCCACCATAGGGTGAAATCAGAGAGTCTTCATAAAAAACCATGCTGATCCCACCAGAACATGAGGAAACCGGATTGAATACAGAAAAGGTCAATGAAGCCGCTATGTCATGACGGCTATCAAAAGGGGTTTCGTTATATATTCTGTTGAATTGCATATAAATTATTTAATTGTTAAATTCTTTTGTCATCTGGGATCTATGTAAATAACATGTTGTCCGCTGGCCACGTATGTGATCGAAAAAACATTCGATCCATCTTGAGCGGTTATGGAATCGTTAATCGTTGTAAAATAATGCTGATTGTTGCCGGAAAAGTCATATACCAAAGTTCCATATACATCTCTCAAATTAAGATTTTTATTGCCAGCAGTTATGGCAAAAACATTTGTAAGCGTGGAATCGCATAAAACAAACGAAGAAACCGTCGAACTAATCGTCAAAGGTTCTGTGGCCGCGTAATAATAATTATAATAATTTGAAGAGGAGGTGGTGCACACCAAACTGTTGAAATTTTTTTGATTTCCCACTATTGAAGAATAAAATGAAGAATGTCGGACTGTTTGTTTCTTGATAATATCATTATAATTTCTGTCATAAATAAACCCACAAGGTTTAAGAACCAAAAATTGGTCTAAACTTAATCCTTTGAATGCCCGCTTGAATTTGTAATTTTGAAGCAAAGGAACGCCATTATTATTGTAACTTTTTACCAGTATTCCTAAAATTTGGGATTCATGATGAACATTTAAAAGACTTCTGTCATTGTAAGTTGAATTGTAATTTTCAAAACTTAAATTCACCGCAAATGAACTTAATGATCGGATATTCTCAAATTCCGGATAAAAATTTGAGAATTTTAAGTCCTGTATGTCTGCCACTAAAATTTTAGGATAAAGGATTTTTTCACTTTTGGCAGAATTTGTTTCAAACAAAGTTAAAAAATTTAAATATATTTTTTTGTATTCATCATCGTACCAAAAATTGGAATAATTCTCTAAAGAAGAATTTTCCGTGTATTTTTTATAGTAAGTCTCTTTGGTATAAATGGAATTGAAGGAGTTTGTTTCGAAATCAAAATTAATCTTATCCAAAACGACATAATTGGGTGTTTCTAAAATTATTGTGTTGAAAATTAAATCCATATCCAACAAATAATTTTGCAGTTCTGTTCTAACAACTGCTGGATATTTTATAAAAATTCCGCTTAATGCTGTGCTTAATGGTAAAACATTGGTATCATTATATAAACGAACATAAACTTGTCCGATTTGTAAATTTTGTTTTTCATACAAAGAGCTTAAAGCTGTTATATTTGTGGAAAAAATATCCGTGGCAGATGGGTATTGCAAAGACGTAGAAACCGCTGAATAGCTATCTGTCAAAGAATTTTTAAATAAACCATAATGATTTCCAAAAATATCAGTTTTATATTTGCTTAAAATACCTTTATTATATAAAAGATATTTTTTACGTTCATCTAAAGGATAAAAATCATCCCCCAAAAAATCAAAAACATCTTTATTTCTCCAAATTATACGATCATTCCAAAAATCTTGATAATCGGTTATTCTGGAAATTCCCTCATCGCTATCTTCTGATATTTCTGTTTTTGTTGTATAAGGATAAAATTTGTGTATTTTAGGATCAGAATAAATTCTTCCAAAAGCATAATCATTTGACCAATCGTATCTGTTCCATTGAACATCAACAGAATAATCTATTCCGCTAAGAGATTGATCATACAAAGAAAGTCCGGATGCATTTGCGCCCACCTCTGGATCAGGAATCAGTATCACTTCACCTGAAGATAATTGTCTTGAAAAAGAATATTCTTTTTTATATGTATTCCAAAACAAAAGACCTAAATTGTCTTTAGTAAAGAAATTGCCCAAATATTTTTCACGCTGGGCCCGCACTATTTCCGGAACATGTGCAATTGTGGGAAAGCGTCTATTAAGAATATTTTGATGGGGAAAATCCGGAATCAACACATATCCGCTTAAAGGATCCAAAAGATATTGTCCGGTCAATGCCAATAGTTTATTTCCCAAGTTTTTTTGATAAAGTTTTTGATATTGAAAAACATTTGTGTTTGTGGGTTTAGAATTATTATCATAATCTTTAAAGTCTCTTCCGTCCAAATATGAATAATTTGTGGTTGAAAGCTGAAAATTAATTGTAAAATTGGTGGTGCCTAGTTCTTTTATAAAGAAAGGATAAGATTCAATGGCATTGATGATTGCTTCCTGTAAATTGTATACAGGTGTATTGTCAATTTTAGTTGCATCCATCCCAAAAAATTCTATACGCTCGGGGTCTTGAACCCCATATGTTTGATATTTCGATCCCGGCTGAATATCATAATAATATTGTTGATTGTCGTAAGCATCATTAATCTGAATGTGAAGATCAGGTAAAACCGACGATAGGGGCGGAAGATTTACGCCGAGGGGTTCGAATTCATTGGTTTGTAGTATTAATACAATTGCTTTTTTAACAATTGTTTCGACCCCAAAATCACTTCCTTTTAAATTTGATCTTAAAACTCCTGTGGAAAGCGTGTCTCGTTTTTGAGCATAATATTGGCATATTTTTTTTATTTTTCTTGTGAAAAAAGGAATGGCAACATCCAAAGATTGATTATCTTCAAAATTTAGATTTGATAAAAATCTACGTTCATCAGAAGAAGAATATTTTAAGCTTATTTCTTTTAACAAATTTATATATTGCAGCCGAACAAAAGCCGTCTTATCTGAGCTTTTTACGTTTTTATAATCAAACCAATCATTAAGATATTTGTTATAACTGGTGATATAAGACGATGTATCTGTGCTGGATATTTTCAGATTTTTAAGCCATTCAATTAATGAGTACGCTGATGTAAAATCTCCCGGTACCCCTGAATAATCCGGATCTAGCACGGAATTATTAGGAATATATTTTTCTAAATTTGAAAATGTGTAATCGGTTGCCATATAATTAATTAGCTCCACTCAATAGTCCCAGTCCCAGGGAAAGTTGATAATTTATCATATTGTCAACGATGTTATTTGAATCGAACCACTCTGAATAAGCACTAGTGGTCTTCAAAATTGTTGTTTTGGCATCGGTCCAATCAATCAAATTGTTATAAAATAAATTGTTTGTTCCATCATTATAGGAATAAACATCGTAATATCTTGAAACTTCAGTTCCCACAACATCGTCTCCCACAACAAGGGGCCATCCCCATGACGGATTTACATCACTCAAATGTACCAGTTGTGTCGATCCAGATAAAAATGAATTGGTCAACACGCCGTAATTTGTCAGTATTCCATCCGAATACACTTCACCAAATCTTTCATACAACACAACCTTTCCTGATGTTGGCACCGTGGATGTAAACCAACTTAATTTCGATCCAAGATTTTTTCCATAATTTGGATTGGATATGGTTTGTTTTTTATCATAATTCGAAGAAAACTCGTTTATTGAACCTCTGAAATAAGAAAGTTTAGTTGAAAAAAGATTAATCAATCTTTGCAAATCCGGGGGAAATGGAAAATTGTAATTTTCCAAATCAATTCCTATGATTGATTCCATGCTTTGTAATGCTGTTAGTTCATCCGCGTCCAAATCGGAATTGTTCAAAACAAAGTTTGATATTTTTTCATAGATTCTTTTCCCCAAAGAATTGATTTTGCTTTTGTTGTTTCCCACTATTTGACCCAAAAATTGGTCAAATAAAACGTGTTTATTAAGTAAAGATTCCTGCAAAACATATGATTTTATATTTTCAATTGCATTGAAATCTTCATTTATTTTGGAAATTCCGTACGCTCCGCTGACAGGGTATATGTTAAATGTGCTGCTTTGTCCTGTGAGTGTTCTTGTTCTGGTATTGTAAAAGTATTTGTTAATCCAGCGCATACCTGTCCAATCTCCATATGCTCTGAGATTACATGGATTAACATCATCAGTATTAATACGATTAACATCAACAGTATTCAGAACCGTAAATTCATTTAAAGGGTACAAATAAATTTTTTTATCAAAATTATGAATAACCCATAAAATATTTTCAGTATCACATGCAATTCCTTCAATACTTTGATATTCGGTGGTTAAATTAGTCCCACTTCCGACGGAAAATGTTGTTGCGTCTGCCCCTGTTTTTACCCGAAGAATGTCTTGTTTGTTATACAAAGCATAAATATTTTGATCTTTATCAACCGCTAAAGGACCCAAACCACTGTATCCACTCAAAGGATAATTGGAATTTAAATTTCCTGTATTTGATTCGTATTTGTATAAAAAGTCGTTTCGGTTTGTGATGCTGGAGTTGTTTTTCAGATAAGTCATCACAGTCATGTAAAGATTGTTGTCCCTGTCAATTAATAATTGTTGAGGACTAAACAATGTGGGAAATTCTTTGGCTGCCAAGAAATTTCCATTTGGATCAAATTTTATCAAATATCCTTTTAATGGATTGGAATAAGTCACCCAAATGTTGCTATCAAGATCGGTTTCAATACAAGTGGGAAGAACGGTGTTTTCGTTTGCGTACAATCCGCTTAATGCAGGTGTGTTATATTCAAAAAATATTTCAACAGGAACTCCCAGATAAGAATTAATGGGACCGGCACTAAACGTGTTTAATATTGAAAAGTTTGCATCAGGATATCGGGGGAACGCCTCTGAATCCACATATCCGGTATCTCTTTGAATTCGTATGCATGAACCGGAAGTGTATAATGTAACCCAAGCATTTGCTTGGCCATCCAACGCTATTGAAGATGGGGTAGCGCCCGATACGGTTCCTTGATAATTATAATAAACAATATTGCCCGTAGCATCTATTCTTGGTGCATTTGAAAGATCAATATTAAACAGTATTTCTCCAGTTTTCTTTAGCTTATAAACACGATCCCTGTCAGAATCTGCAAACCAAATCGCATCGTCTTCCGACGGACTTACGGCTATTGCGAATGGATTTTTTAAAACCCCGGAAAAAATAGTAGGAGAAGTGCTATTTGCCGTTAATTGAAGTGAAATGGTGTCACCACATGCATCATAATTTCTGAATTTATTGTATCGATAAATGTTTGAAGCAATTGCTTGATTGGAAGTTATGGATATAGAATATGAATCCAACCCCTGACCAATCCAACTATAAGGTGAATCTTTAGCAAAAAATGGGGGATCTGTCACTGTAACAGAAGCGGTAAGTGCCACATTTTCCAAGGCATAAGGACTTTTAAAATATCCAGCATAAAATCCTCCGGTTCTTGTTATGTTTTTTACATTGTTATTTTTATAAAATTCTACATCATTGATAACCTTTTGGGAACAAACTGAAATTAAATTGCATGACAGATCAAAATCTTGAGAAGTGTTATTAAAAGTCAAAAGAGGATATTGTTTTGTGCTATAATTTTGAGAATCTTTTAGTTTTACAAAAAATGAAATTGGATAATTTTGCCATTTGATTTTGTTGATATAAAAAGAATCGTCCACATATCCCTCTCCATCGATTCCATTTGATGTTATGGATAAAATTTGTGCAGGATTATAACGATTTTTTATGGGAATAACCAATGAAGAAAAATTAAAATAAGAAAGATTTGAAAAATTTTCAGTATAATTTAAATTTGGAGTTTCATTCCTTGAAGCAAATTTTGAAGTGTCCAATGAAGCAAACAAAAATATTGGAGCTTCGGATGTGAAAGTTTTCGGATATTGATCAACATAATAAACTGTGGTCGTGCCGCTTGTTCCAGCCAAAGTGCTTCCTTCATATGGAAATGTTGTTTCGACAATTTGGTTATTGGAAACATAAACATAAATTGGATCGGCCGTGGTTGAGGCTGAACTTAAAATTCCAAATCTATTATCTGCTTTTTGAACAAAAAAGAAATAAGCCTGTAAATGTGCCCAAGGATCTTTTAAATAGTTATCAATTTGTAAATAATCTGATCTGCTTCCACTTGCATAAAAATTAATTGTATATCCGGTGGCAGAAATCGATGGAAAAGATTGCCAAGAATTAAACCTATTTATTTTTATGGCATCGGAAACTTGTCCGCTTTGAACTGATGAAATTTTTTCATCATCCAAATATGTGGATTGTATATAATCTCCTATGTAATTAAAAGCGGTTATTTGAAAGGTCTGACATGCCTGAACTGCATTTCCGCCACTTGTATATGCATAAAAAGTAACATCATACACACCAGGCCAAGTATAATGGTGGGCAGTACTAAGACTTGTTGAAATGGTTCCGTCCCCAAAATTCCAAAATCCTTTTTTGTCACTTACAAGTAAATTATTGGAAGATAATGACGCTACAAAAGTTAGAGGAGTGACATCAAGGGTGTATGTGCTCAAAACTTCCAAGCCGGTAAAGTTTTTTACACTTATATTGATATAGGTGCATGTCATATGCCATGTTAAACGGTTTCAACAACAATTTCTATTCTTTCCAAGAAATTGTCTCTGTCGTAAAGATACGGGAACTGAAAATATTCCATATTTATATTTTGGGTTGAAACATGAATATCTTCTTTGCTGTACACACTATTCCAGTAAAGAAGACTGATTCCGTCTGCTTCTATCGTACGACCATCTTCTGCAATTCTTTTAGTATAAAAACTTTTGACACCGTTTATCTCTGCCACAGAATTATTGAGAGTAGTTAAATCAATTGTTTGGTGTAGTTTTGCATTATTAGGATCAAAATAATTTTCAAATATTTTTGTGACCACGCTTTTGATTTCATCATCATTTACCCGTGAATCAAATTTTTTAACAATTATAAGTTTTGTTTGTTTATAAATGTCTTTATCTAATGTTTCGACAGGAAGTGATATTCCCAAGTTAAATGCCATATAAACTGGATCGGAATATATCACCTCAGAAGAAGTCAATTTTATAGGATCTATAAAAGACTCTATGTATTGTTTTAGGGCGTCTGTCACAAAATTATTGTTTACTTTAACAGAGTTTGCTTTTTGAAGCTTGGGAACAAGATAACAATAGATGTTGTTGAAATTGCATGTGTCTGCAAAAGTTACTTGATTGTATAAAACTCTGCTTTCGAGTGAAGGATATTTTAGCCCCAGATTATAAAGATATTTTATGTGTCCGTTCAAATATTCTTTGTTGTTAACAACCTGAACATCATGAACAATATTTTTGAATGTGTTGGTTATATAACCTTTAAAATCATTTGTTGTAATCAAACGATATTGCCGTTTGAATGTGTTGGGGGCATTTTCCCGAATGTTATCAACAGTTTCAGGTTCCCCAAATTTTGTTGAAGGGTCTGAATTTGTAAATGTGAGAAAAGCAAACTGACCAGGTGTCATATATGTTATATTTTTAGTGTCATTTGTAACCGTAGTATAATTGGAACTGCTGTATTGAAATAACCCGTTTCCGTCTATGGTTCCAACTCCAACTTCTCCCGGGGTTCCATCGCTTTGCAAATAATAAACCAAAACCTCATCTCCACTTTTTAGCTTTTTTCCAGTTACATCATCTCCAAATTTTATTTCATATTTTCCATTTTCATTGAAACGAAGTTCATAAATTTCATCTTGATTTTCATAAAGGAAAAGATTGGGAACTTGTGACCATAACGACCATTGTTGGGTTATTTTATCTTTTACATACACATTCATGGTAAAATGATCAACAAACGGAGAATTTCCATTTTGATCAACCAAAATTACTCGTAGAATTTCAAAAGGTTCTCCTATTGCGGTATAGATGGGATATTCAACAAATCTTCCTTGATAAAGAAGATTATTTTTTGACAATTGTTCCAGTGAAACCCCACCATCTTCTGTTTTTGTGAATGTCACATCTTCTTTAAACGCGTATTGAACACCGTTAATAATAAAATATGAATATCTTGGAATTGTGTATGTTCCTGTCGGAAGATTTTCACTGGTAATTGTATTAAACGAAAGCAAACTTGTTTGATAGCCTATGGGTTTATAATCTATCAGTTTAACAATCCGATTCATGTTTTCATACAGTTGTGCCTGAGAAAACAAGCTTTCCGATGATGTTTTGTTGAGATAAAACAAAAGAACATGATAGCTATATGCAATCACGTCCAGGAAACTGTTGAAATTGCTGCCTTCAAAAATCTGGTCTGTGAACACACCACCCCGGTTAAGCTGATCAAGCATCAAGCTCTTTAAACTTTGGGCATCAAACGCAGCATATGCATTTTGCTGCAATGGAAAGTCTGTTTTTGAAATTTCGTTTGCCATAATTAGATGAAGTAGAATCCGCTATCTTTTAAAACTCCCTTAATACTTACGTTGGAAAGATTAAGAGAAGGCACATTTATCCGCATGTTTATTGTATACTGATTTTGATCGTAATCTACATTCACATTAATATTTAAAATGGTAACCCTCGGTTCAAACAATTCGGTGCCTTCAAAAATAACTTTACCGATCAGTCGGGCATTTGCTTCACTCAGATTTGTGAAAACAAATTGCATAAGATTCAAACCATACACAGGGTTTAGAATTTTTTGACCAGGTAATGTTGTAAACAAATTGAAAAGACTGTTTTTTATTGCATCCAAATCATAGTCACTTTTTAAATCCTTGATTTCCAGCTTTTTATCTAATTCAGTACCACGGGTGTAATTCTTTTCTAAATCAAAATGAATATCTTTGTAAACATGGTCGTCTACCTTGGGTGGTTGCTGCAGAAAGGATAGGTTTATGGCGGCCATATTTTATAAATATTTAATATAAAAGTTTGTTTTTAAAGGTAAATATTCAAGATGAGAAAATTCACAGGTTTGTACGAATCATTCATAAGCCGTTACACCCGTGGCGGATTCCTGACTGGAGATATTGTCAAATTCAAAGACGGTGCCCTGAAGAATGAATGGTTCCAAAAACAGGGTGGGGCTATTCTAGAAAAAGCCAAACAGTTTGCGGATAGTGGTCTTTTGATGCGGGTGAGTGCCGTAAAAACCAATCGTCCCAGCGTTCAGCCCGGTTTTGTGGAAGCAAACAACGCGGATGACTTTTATTGTGATGTCACGCTGGAACTGGCCCCCGGACTTTACAAAGATTTCCTGACTCTTCCTGCTTCCATTCTGGAATACAAGGATTATTACCCCAATCTTCCGGAAGTTCCTGAAAGTTTGAAGCGTCCTAACAACAGCAACATCAAGCCGGAAGAAATTGAAGAAGAAAAGCAAAAGGGTGCCACCTATTTGAATCCGACCTATCAAACTTCACAGACCGACAAGGGTAACGGCAAAAATACACCTTCTGAAATTGAGCTTAAAAACTCAAATGTTAAGATTCCTTCCAAACCTGCTGAAGGTTCCAAGAATCCCAGCGTTGCTTCGTACACTTACAACTATCTTCCTAAGAACCAATAACCTCCTGTAGTTTACAAATACAGGCAGAAAAGTTGATTTCTTGATCCAGAACCTGTTTGCACCTGTACAAATGCTCTGATATTTCCAAAAAACACTTCTTTTTCTTTTCATTATCCATATCTGAATAAAAAATAACTTCGCATATTTTCTTTAAAAGATCCGGATAATCGGCATTAAATGCTTTTTCATTTTCTATAATATATTTTCTTACAGATACAAAATCTTCTTTTGAAAGTTTGTTTAATATATTGGCTGCCACACTTTCAAGATTTTGAACATTATCATTCAAATTGATGGAAAGATCCAAGGATGTCTGCAATTCAAATATGATTTTGCGTATGTCCGGATAAAAAGCTTTTACTTTGTTTGAAATTATTGCTTTGTTTTTATCATTAATTTCAATTTTTTCGTTCTTAAGAATATTGATGCACCGTTCCAAACAGTTTTTTATGGGAGGATTGTAAACGTTTATTTCTTGTACTCGACTTCGAATAGGTTCGATTACCCTGCTAATATCATTACAGGTAAAAATAAACCGGTTTGTTTCAGAATATTCCTCCAACATGTTGCGAAGTGCCCGCATCGCATCCGCCGTAAATCCATCAAATTCGTCCAGTATCACAATCTGAATGGATCCGTTGCTGGGCATGAGCTGCAGAAAATTTTTGATTTCATCCCGAACCGTGTCAATTCCCCGTGTGTCCGAAGCATTGATATAAAGATAATCACAACCAAGTTCTTTTACTATGATTTTGGCCAAGGATGTTTTTCCCATTCCTTGTTTTCCATAAAGTAAAAGATGTGGAATGGTTTTCTTTTGCAGACAATTTTTTACAAATTCCCGGGTTTTATTGTCCAAAATGATCTCATCAAGGGTTTTTGGTCGATATTTTTCAACCCATAGGTTATTTGCAATATTCATGATTGACCGTAAATATATATGATATGGATCAAAAGGTTAAAGTCAAGAATTTATTGGATCAATTAAAGGAAGTTCAGGCACTTTCTGAGACACCTCGCAGCCCGGAAACAAGATTGGACAAAGGGGAGGTTGAAGATTTTGTCATACAACAATCGGCCAGATTGATAAAAGAAACCAACGAACTGATCCTTTCCATGAAGGATTATATAGCTCACAGTCCTGAAAGCAAAGAGATATTGGCAATATCTGAACTTATCAAAGCCAGTACTGCCGCGATAGACACCCTCAACAAAATTAATCTGGCCGAAAAGAAAGACAAAACTGCCAAGGAAATAAAGCTCTTGGACATAGCTTCCAAAAAGGAACTTAAAAACACAAACGATGAAAATCGTGTTACTTTCACACGGGAAGAAATTTTAAAGCAATTGATGCGATCTTCGGTCGGTATAGAAAGTGTTACCCTGGAAGCTAAGAAATCGGAATAGTGTCTAAAGCAGCTTTGTTTGTGTAGGATGTTAAAATGTCGGCGGCACGGCTTTTTAATTTTGTTTGATATTGCACTTGACCCTCCACAAGAGTCGTGACAATTGTTGGAGGTATAACCTGAACATTTGTGGATCTGCTATTGGGATTATAATTGGAATAAAATTCCGTAACTTTGAAAAAATCCTTAAAATCCTGTCGGAGTTTTTGTGTAAGATCATTAACTACTTTCATCATTCTTTGATAATGACCATAGTCCGGTATTAAATTTTGACCATGAGAAAGTGTATTTTCCGAAACCTTTTCTTGTATATTAAAACCGGCATAGCGAAACAAACTGTTAGCTGCTTTTGAAAAAGCCGAATTTACTATTTTTGCGTTGTTACTCAGCTGATTTTCCAGTCCAGCCCCATAAATTGAAGGTACCGGAAGATTTTTCATATCCCGATCCGAAAGAAGCTGGGTCGAATTGTTGGCGTAATTGCTCATTCTTGCCAACGACCCCACGCAATCGGACTGACCCCGGGAATAAATTGAATCACCGCCCATTTCAAATTTTACTTTGTCTTTTACCTCAGAAAGAGATGTGTTGTATTGTTTCAACCAATGTGCCGCAAAATCAGCATCTAAATTGGATATGTCTAATTTTTTAAAAAAATTTGTTTTTGCTGTTATTGGGTCATTCGCATAATCTGTTTTGTTCCATTCAAGAAAAAGATCCAGTTCTTTTGTGCGATTGCCAATAAAATCCAGGTAGTTTGAAGCAGACTGATAAAATTCTTTTTTAAAGAAAAGCTGGGCCGATACCATTTCCGGATCAATTGTTTTTATGTTGTTCATAGTGTTTTGGCGGTGAATTTAGGATCCTTATAATTGTATGTTTTGACGGCAAAAATTTCATTAAAATATTTTTGATCCACAAACACATGCTCACATCGAATTATCAGATATATGCCTAAATTTTTGTCATCAAAATAGTTGTCCGGAACAGTATTATGCCGCTGTATGCTGATGAATTGACCAGCTTGACGGCTGGTAACACCTTTGGTTCTAAACTTGATACAATTGTTCAGAAACAATGAAGAATAAAGTATTTCATTGCGCCCAAATGAATATCTTTGTGTTTGACTCTCGCTGCTGATGGTAAAAACATTTTTGATGTTTTGTTGTTTGGTTCTGTATTGATTCAGGGACAGATTAGATGCGGGTGCATTGCCCCCGGATCCTTTTAGATTACGCACGTAGTTGTCATAATAAGTTTTAGATGCAGTATCCAAACTATTGTTTTCAAAATCTATTCTGAAGGTATTTGTGTTTGAATTATGGCTATGAACCAGGTGTGAAACCAATTCGTTTTGGGAATCTTTTCCGGAAATATTTGTGAATTCATAACGATTTAAAATGCTGGAATCATTATAACTTACCATGTTTCCGGCAAAATCAGGAATACGGTTTTGAACATCTGATACAGCAGAATCATCCATCGGCATTCCCAAAAAGAAACTTTCAACAAGCCCCGGACCTGAAGACTCAGATAAACCAAACTGAGAAAGAGCGGGAGAGTTAAAGAAAGCAGATTTAAATAAATCTTTAAAACTTTCCAGTTTCCATTCATCGGTATATCTTTCTATACGAAGATAGCAATTATCATAATCTGATTCCGGAGAACTTACGTGGTAGCTCAAAAGATAGTTAAGATCATCAATCGCTTTGAATTGTGCAGGGCTACTGTAAAAAATAGAACTTCCTCCTATGTCCCATTTTTGTGAAAATTTAGGACTATAACCCTCTTCTGGATTGAATGTTTTTTTAATTAAATTTTGGATGGCATTTCCTGTATCAATCCCACGTCCTTGATTATTCAGACGAATAATATCCTTTTCTTCAACATAATCAGAAGTTGTGAAATATACTTCTTTTTCTGTCATGATTTGATAAGAAAAATCATGAAAATACAGCTTTTTGTATTTTTCGTTTAGCTTATCGCCCCGAATATCTTCTGTATCGTAAATGGTAAAAACAAATCGAAGATTAAAAACTTTCTGATCTTTTTCATTTATATTCCCTTTTTTTATGGTTCCGGGAGAAACTTCCGGCATGATATCCACAATCAAAAAGTCACGGGCGTCTCCCCGATACCGATATCCTTTGGATCCTGTTCCTCGCTGTGTTCCATCCATTAAAGAAGGTGTTGAATAAAAATTGGATTGAAGAGAATTTAAAGATTCAATAACATCAAATTTATTGTCATATATCAAGTAACCTCTGTGATAAAAAAGGTCTAGGTTGTCCTCCAAAAATAATGTTTTTATTGCAGACTGTTTTATGCGGACCACATCCAAATCTGGATTAAACAATAATATATTATATTTGTATAAAATATCATTGATTTGAACAACCTGATCATCATAATTTTGCAGGTTGGTAATAGGCAACGGCAAACTCATAAATTAACGTTTTTTTGAATTATGTTTAGTATGGTTGCTAGATAGTTTCTTCTTATAACTTTTAATTCGGTTCCCGGTTCTGCAAATTTTATAGGATTGATGATTTTATTTACAAGACATATGAACCACCACAAGTCTATTGTTCCATATTGTTCATAACTAATAGTTGTCCAAGGAACACGTCGATTTATTTTTATTATATAAAAAAACTGCTTATCAATACTTTCAGGCACAACAATATTGTTTAAAATATTATAAAAATAAATGGAGTTACTGTCTTTATATAATTTAAAAATATTTTCATACCGGGATGGATTCAAAGGATCCAAATCAGGTATATCATTTTGTTGTTGGCCCAGATCAATCATGATTATATACCTCCTGTTGAGGTTACAGTAACAGGATCCGCATTAAGGGATGTGTATAAAAAATTACGAGTTTCTGCCACAAGTCCCTTGAGTGTTATTTGCACAGTGTATCCGTCCGGAATGATTGTATTCACTTTGTTTTGACCTTGGCCCAAGCTGCTTTCATCCTTGAAAGTTATTTCCATGGGTCGGCGTGATCCCACAAATTGAACTTCCAAACGACTGACGTACGCATATGGCATATATTTGTGACCCGGCAATGAAACTTCATAAATTACCGGAGGTTCAATCAAGTCCCGGGTAAAACGTATGGGTCGATTTTGGTAAACCAAAAGATAAATCAACTGCCAATTTCTAATAACATCCTTGTATGTAGCGTGTCCTGTGTTTAAAAGAGGAAATGCCACGGTAATTTCATCTCCGCTGTCTTGAAATTGATAAAATTTTGGTTTTTCAATATATGTACCGGGTTCCATGATATTCATTGTACCTGATACATCTTCTGCAATTTTTCTTGAACCTTCCACAAGAGAAGCAGCTCCTAATGCTGTGACACCTTCCCCTATGCCACCCACATTTTGGTCACCAAAATCGTTGGCTACTCCATTTTGATAATCCTCAAAATAAGGGAATGTATATTCCCATCCGGTTGGTTCGGTTATGTAAAGTCCTTCATAAACACGTAAAACACTTCTGGCCCCATCAGATCGAGGAAGACTAAACAATCCTTCGCCTCCTAAAAAATTTCCAAATTTTTCTTTGGCTGCACCAATGGTGGCACCAAGCTTATCTATGGTGCTTCCTACTGGACCTGACTGAAGAAAATTTTGAACTTTTTGTAATTGTTCGCTTATTCTTCCTTGTGCTGCGGCATCTACCGATCTTCCAGCCCGTTGAATTAATCCGGTTTTATCAAATAAACCTATGGTCATGGAATTATAAGCAGCTTGGGCTATGAGTGCGTTGGTTTTAAGACGTTTTTCACTCAAGGATATGTAAGGAACTTCTTGTCTTTTTGTCAAAGGAGTATGAGTCCAATAAAAACCGTTGATAACATCCACTGGAAACTTGTCTCCCACACGCAATCTTTGAGTGGATCCCGGAGCAATCGAAGAACTTACCGAATATCCGGCCCCAACCAAAACAGGAGGAGCGGAATCACCGGTTGTGTCCCGACCCTCAAAATTAATAGGGTTATCAGAAAACTTCCATATATCTCCTACAAAGCTTGACATGATTAATCACTTTCCCGGTGATATCTTCTCAGGTCAGACACCGATGTTGATTGTGGAAAACTATTCATGGAATTTTGAGTCACCACATTGTTTACTATGTTTCTATTATTTGCCATTTGTTCCATCAGCATGTCAAATTTTTGATTAAGATTTTTAAATTCCCTCAATTGATCCACTGCTATTTTATTGTTTACATTTCCTGTTTTGTTCAGTGTTTCCACTTGGTCCCCAAACATGGAAAATGCTTCACTGGTATTGTCTTCTTGCGTTGAAAAAAGATCTTCAATATTTGCAGAAGCAACATTATTTTTTCCTGTAATATCGGTCATTTTGGGAGTTGAGGTAACGGTAGGAGCCGGTCCTGATATTTCAGCCACAGTTGATTCAGTTGCGATGGCTTTTAGTTCATCAGCAACTTTTTTCATGAATGGTATTTTTGAAATTTTTTCGGCAAGAGACTTTATTCCTTCTAAAATCATGCTAAAAAAACTTTTAATGTAACCAAAAACTTTGGAAACAATAGAACCTATTCCTTTCATCAAGGGAATTGCATATTCAAAAACTTTTTTGAAAGCCACAAATGCAAGATAAACTGGACCACCCAAAGCTTTGAATAAAAAGTTTAGGATGGGGCTTAATTTTCCGTCCACTGAGCTGAAAAAATCTTTTAACCCTCCAAAAATTTTTCCTATTCTTTTGAATATTGCTTCCCTGAATTTACCAAGATCAAATTTATCAAAAAATTCCATTATTTTTTGTCCTAATTCTTTATTGAACCATCCTACGATCCAACCTACAATCTTACCGGGTATGGAAATAAGAATGGAAAGAAGTTGGTCTTGTATGGCTTGCAGCCCCTGCAACCATTTTCCTTCCCGAAAAGGTTTAAATATAGCTTCTATCCGATCCCGGATGGTTTCAAATTTAAAAAGATCCAATCCAAAAATTTCAAAAAAATCAAAAAAGTTCAAAATTCCTTGTGTAAATCCCGTGATTATTTTTTGAAGAAAAGATTTGTCGCTCAATTTAGGATCGGTAAATGCTTGAACTAATCCAACAACAACTTCAAAAAGAGCCATAATTGGCCCCAAAAGTTTTCCAAACAATCTACCTACTTTAGTTCCTACTTGAAAAATTTTAAAAACAACTCTTATGCTATCTTCAAAAAATGCAAAAAATCTGGGAAATTTTGTTGCTATAAGTAAGGGCCCTTTTCCGGCTTCAAAAATACGAAACAACCTTCCTATGGTTTCAAAAAATTTAGATATGGGACCTAATATAACTTTAGGTACTTTTGCCTTTAAACCTTCAAATATTCCTCCAATAAGTTTACCCAATTTTGTTTCACCAAAAAATGTTTTTATACCTTTGAAAATTTTTATGATTTCAGCAATTGCACCGGCAACAACACCTCCCACCAAAGCAAGTCCAGCCAATATCATTTTTAACCATTTGTTGGAACTCTCTTGAATTTTTTCAAAAGTAGGAGAAAGAACAAGATCTTCTACTTGTTTGGTTTTAAATTCGGGACGACCTACTTTTTCCTCTCCTTTGGGAAACACGATATCTTTTATGGATTTGGCAAGAATTTTGGACATGGTTTCCCACCGGCGCTTTTCCGTGGTGGAAAGTGTTGAGGAAAGCTTATCGTCCTCGCCTATGATGGTATCTTCTTTTCCTTCCTCTTTTCCCTGGGTGAAGGAAGCCAGTCTATCTACAGTTTCAGAAAGAGTTTTTAAGAGATTGATCGTCTCATCACTTGTCATCCAAAATATTTAGTAAAAAAATACTTTTTAGACGTTGGAGAAGAAACTCGTATCTAGATTCAAATCAACAGTTTGCTCACCTATCTTCTGGCTGGTTATATTATTTTCTAAATTTTTGATATTTGAAATAAATCCCAGTATTTTCTGAACAAGCGAAGCCGTAAGACTTTCCACTGTGCGGATGTTCTGGGCTATAGTCTGTCCTTTAAGATCCAAAACTATTGGTTCTTTTTCAGTAAGTTCGATGGTTGTTATGTATTTGGCCAGTTCCAGTATGTAAATTTCACTCAGAAGCTTTTGAATCTTGGAATCGTTCTCAAATTCAGCAGAACGATACTTCAGATAAGAATCCAGAATTTTGTTTTCCTCCTCAATCGAAGGAACACTGCAATTCACGGTTATGGGACCTTGAGTAAATGTTTCTTTATATTTTATTTCTGTGTTTTTGTCAAAATTATCCAGTATTTTTTGAAGATTTACCTCTATGGTTTCACCATCCTTATCAACTTTTTGAACGGGGCCAAACGAATGTACTCGAAGAGCCATGATGATCAGGGCCCGATCACTCACAAGTAAGCTTTTGTCCTCGCTATTCTCCAAAAGAATGTTGTTGATCACCTTTGGATACAGAAATGCAGCCTTGGAACCGGATGCAGCCGCTTCAATAAGATCCTTTTGTTGCTTTGCAGTGAGCGGTGTGAACTTGCCAGTTTCTTTTTTGCTCAGAATATAACAGTCCGCTTTATCTGACGCTGAATATTCCTTTAATTTGCTTAAAACCTTGTCTAAATTCAATTCTGCCATATAATTAATTAACCCAGAGTTTTATTTTTCAATACCATTTTTCTTTTGCATCTCTTCTATGGTATCTAATTCTTTTTTATATAAATTCAAGTGCAGTTCTGCCTCAATTATTGTCATATTTTTAAGATCAGACAAGGAAAAGCGCAGTCTTCTTATCAAAATATACTCCAATTCATAGATGCTCATCAGGTCATAATTGAAAATTGACACAAGATATTGTACAAGAGATTCATTGTAAGGATTTAATTTTATATTTTTAAAATCTTTTATGTCCATGTCCTCAAAGAGACACGTATTTTCAAAAATTTTAACTATTTTTTGTGTAAATTTTATAATTTCCCCGGAAAAGCTGGCATCCAAACTCTGCAGTACCCTGTCCTTGTCATAAGGAGTCAGTTCAGAGAAGTTTATGTTGTCTTTGCCTATCTTCAGGGTGCGAATATTACGGCTTATAACGTCAAAATTCTCGTCCGGAAGCAGATTGTGAGGCAATCCCATGCATAATTCCAGATTTTTGTTACAAACATACTGATCATCACATTCTTTTATCAGGGATGAAAAGTTTAAAATGTGATTTATGTTGTGTTTGTAAACAACTGGATCGCCCTTTTCATTTCGACCCTCCAATTTTACAGTATCCCCGTAACAATAAGAACGTAACTGACAAAGAATGGCCAACATGTCCAACACGTGATAACTTTTGGGTTCCACTGCAAGAGTGTTTACAAGGTTTTCCACACACTTGGAAAACCCAACCACATCGTTGTTTTTGATGTATTTGCTTATGGTTTTGCTTGTTTGGAAATCAATTTCTCGGAAATACTCGTACTTTCCTGTTGAAGGTATGAGCACCTTGCAAAGAAAACTTTTCATAATTAAAAGAATCCAGCTATATTGGTGGGTAGATTCCCTGTAGTGAAGCTGTTGCCCTGTTGGAACGGTGAAACATTCGGAATTGTTCCTGTGCTGATGCGATTAATGATGTTGGGCAGGGCCAAATAAAGATTGGAATGCACGGTATAATTTGTATAAGTCCAAAAAGTTTGATATTTTTCATATTCAGTGTCGGGAGAATAGCTTAAACTTTGATCGCTCAGTCCAACCGGAACGCAATTGTAAAAAGTCCATACTTTACGAGGTATTTGGCTTATTCTTTGGTATGATCTTGTGTATTGAAGAATAGTTATTGTTGATTTTATATTTCTCAGATCGTTTTCCCCGCCCTGCCGCGCCACAAAACCATAATGACTGGCCAAAATCACCCAGGGACGAATCACCATGTCCATGAAAGAAGTGTTGGTTTCCCGAAATTCTATGACCAACGGCAAGCCAGTATAATCCGTTCGGTTGCCAGCCAATACCCCAGGAATAAATCCTCGGTTATTTTTTATGGCCAAACTTTGAACATCGAACTTTTCGTTGGGGATATTCACACCTTGTGCAAAAAGACAGCCAATAACCTTTTGATAAAAGTAGCTGGTGAGGATTCCTTTGGGTTGCGACACATCCCATCCTTTTCGAGCACCGTCAGTGTACTCCAAGTTTTGTATGATATCACTGGAAATGGCCCGGGGATAAGGATCAATCAAAACAACCCATTGGCTGTTCATGGGTATGGAACTGAACCAACTTTCCATTTGCACAAGAAAATATTCCTGTGCGCTGATCAGGGGAACACCGGGTATGTTGAATCCAAAAAGACTGCTTATCTGGGGCGCGAAAAGAGGATTTTGTCCGTTGGCAAGACCCCGGACATTGTCACTCAAGCCACGAATGGCGTCTGTTATGGGATTATTAATATCATTATCCTCCCCTAATATTTAGGGGATGGTATTAGCTTTGAAAGGTGCGGCGGAAGTACTGATAAGCAACTGTCATTGTGAAGGTCACAAATTCACCACCGTTGGTGATATCATATTCCAGCGGGCCGAGGGTACGAGGAGATACCCCGACCAGCTGGTATTGTGCAACGCGGTTCAGCTGGTTGTCCAACTGAACAAGATCAATGACGGATGTTTGCTTGGCAGCAAAATAGTTGCCGGTGCTGGTGACATCATCAAACACGTCCCGTGTCCAATTCTGAAATTTTTGATAAAGTTGTGTCTTTTGATCGCAATAGAATTCCATGCTGTAAGCTTCACTGCCGGTGTATTTGGCACTGCCCGGGATGTGGAAATCCAACCCCATATAAGGAACAGTCACTTCAGTGATTTCACGGCCGGGAAGTGTTGCGGTGCGAACATAAACCAGATCATCTTCGTTATAGACTTGGCTGCTGCTGTCGCCCGGATTGATGTTGATTACGCGGAAATTAAATTTACGAGCGAAATCGCGTTCAGTTACTACCCGGTAGAAATTTTGAATTGTCTGTTGTGTATCGGCCATATAATATATTTATTCCAAAGTTAACAAATACTTTAATTTATTTAGATCTGCAACGATTTCTTCCACAATGTTTTGGGCATCGGTATCGATTGGATTCAAAATCGGACACTCTTTATTTGTAAAAACTCCTATGTATTGGTTTATTTTTGTCAAAATATTTTCAACTGAATAAGGTTCCAATGTCAAATTCAAGGGACGATATTCAAAGTTGCGATAACGGCCCAGAAGCGTTTCCACCAGTTTATCAAAGCTTTTTCCCAGGTCCTTTCCGATCTTGTCGAAAGCTTCATGTTGAGCAAAACTGAATGTTTGCCAGTGAAAAAGCTTTAGTTGGGCACTGCATTCCAGGGCCGCATGAATAATAACTGTGGGATCATATCCAGCCTGTATTTTAATGATCTTTATCACGTTAGTATTTAGGGTAGGATTTGTAAAATACCATGTTTCCGCAGTCCCAAACCCGGCGATAATTGTTTTTAAACATGTTTATGCTTTCGGAAAGACTGGGATCAAAACCTTCTTTTAATATATTTTGCAAATTTTTCTTTTGGGCACGATATCTTTTTATTATGCGATTGGCTTTGAAATAGAAATAATTGGGTTCTGAACAATGGTTTAAAACAAATCCCAGTTTATTGTAAAGATTACCATCACTTCGGCGCAAATCTGCATATGAAACGATGCCCCGGGGATGATAGATTTGCTCAAAGAAACTGAGAAGTTTACTGGCTCCACCAACAATGCTGGTGTCTTTTTTATTACAAAAACGAATCAGTTCATAATCCATGTCCTGTTTTTTGGTGAACCGGGGTTTGTTGAATGTCATGACCCCCACCAATTCATCATTATGATACAACCCCAATGCAATTTTGGCGTGATCGATTCCCTGAATATGGTTGTGAAACAGGAAATCGTTTTTGGTTGAACAATTTATTTCACGAATCTGGCAGTTTCTTGCAAAAATTTTATTGGAAAGACCCAATGCATTTTTAATAATGCTTTTCCATATGGTTTTTGATTGTTCCCGTTCCCATTCGTGCGAAAAAATATGATAGATTCTTATGTTATGGTTCTTGAAAAGAAGGGTTTTTTCATAAAGTTTGTTTTTTTCCTTGCTTTCAAGGTCGGCATTTGAAGGAAAACAGGTCCCGAACGAATGCCAAATAAGACCGTGATATTCAAATGCTATTCCCCTTTCCGGCAAATAGATGTCCAGTTCTTTTCCTTCCAGCAAAAAGTTTTCAACCACTTCTCCCGGGTAAATGCTGCGTATATACTCGGCTATTTCCTTTTCCTGACGACTGCTGTTGGGATCACCATAACAAAAATGACAAAAAACATTTTGCCATTTGCCGTCGCTCAGATCTTTTTCCATAAAATTACCACATTCTCGGCATTTTAATTGTATTTTGGATTGATTGGCAGTTTTAAATTCTTCATTTTTGCATAACTCAAAATTTTGTTTTTGAACTTCATTTTGGACATACCCCAGCCAGTTTGAATTGTAATTGTGTCGGTATCCCACATTAATGTTTTCATAAGTTGCAAGTTGGTCCGGATTGTACTTGTTGGTTACTAACCCGTTAAGATCGTGCAACACATGGTAAAATCTTTCACTCCAGTTCAGATTCTCTGATGTTTGCAAGTATGCCGTACGCTCTAACACTGAACAAAGAACATCCCTGTTTTGTTTCAGATCGTTTGTATAAACAAGATTGGCTCTTTTTTCATTTATCCGTTTTTGTATCCACGTTTTAAGATCTGGATTCGAAATGGTTAGATAATTTTTGTTGTTATAATCCTGAAGAAAATTTGATACGCACTGTTGGTAATTCTGTTTCTTGGTTTTGCTGCTGCTTTTCCAAGGTTTTACCTTTCTTGCGCATGTTTGGCTGCAGAATTGTTCGTAACCGTCCTGAAATGTTCGGAATCGGACATATTTTTGATGGCATCCATCGCACTTTACTGGCTGGTTAATGTCGTTTAAAATGCAATATATGCGTTCAGAAACCGATCCATTTATGTTTTTTGTTTGATCCAGGATAATTTGATAAGATTGGCTTTTCTGAAATCCGTCCCGGCGTATGATGGCCGTGTTTATTTTGCCAGTTTTTGTGAACAAATTATTTTTTATATAATCTTTTATCTGCATAAAAATAACTTACCAATACTTATCATATTGGCAAGTTATTTTATTACAGATTATTGATTAATCGTATTAGGAAACCAGCTCTTGGAAGTCTTGTCCGGTCCTTGTGGCATAGAAGTTAACAAGGATGAACTCGGCTGCCCTCACAGGTTTGATGTATATGTCCACGACCAATTCATTTTGATCTATGATCTCTGGCGTATTATTCCTTTCGTCACAGATGATCAAGTAGTCGTACACACCCTGTGTATTCTTGGCCAATTCGAATATGGGTGTCAGAACGTTTATGACTTGCGTTCTTGTGAACAACGTATTCGGTTCGAACAAGAAGAACTTGACGGTGTTCCTTGTGGCCACTTCCAGGTACAAGAACAGTCGGCGCACGTTGATACGATCAAACGCGCTGGGTTTCTTGAGCAGGGTCTTTTGACCGAAGATCACAAAACCTTCTGCCGGGAAGAATGCCACCGGATTCAAATTGATCTTATAGAGTTGATCCCGGTGTTTCTGGGTCGGATAGATCGGAAGATCGTTAACACCCAGCAACACACCGCGTGTGAATCCGGCCGGGGCGAACCACGGTTGGAAATTATCGTCGGTGTTGGCCATGGCTGCACCGGCAAATCCGGAGAACGGCACCCACGTTTGTTTGCCCAGACCATCATCAAATACCTTGGGGAAGGTGGCATAGGTACAGGCGTAGCTGCTGTTCAGAAGACTGTACAGATGGCGGAGCGGCCAGTAAATGTGTTGATTGAAGTTCTTGGTTTCGTCATCCAGAACCTTGCTGTTTTCACCTTGCACAAAGATGTTGCGCAGAGGATCCGCAACAAATATATGATCTTTGCGAACGTTTTGGGCAAAATTGGTGTATACACTGGCAACCGTGTTGTAATTTTCACGGATATCCAGGGCATTGCCTTCCAATGCTTCGTTGTTTGTCTTGAAGAATCCACTCATGTCCAGAGGAATGGTGTCGTCAAACACGTTGGCCCCGCTCAGAACAGCCTTGTTGTATTGAGCAGCGGCAAAAACTGTGCCCAATCCACCTTCCAAGCTTATGCTCAGATTGTAAAGATCAGGATTTTCCAGAAGTGTGAACACACGTTCCAGTTTTGTGGGAACGCTGCCAATCAGCTTTTGGGTTGCCACGGTGGTGTCAAATGCACCGAAGCTGTAGAGAGCGTCTGCCCTGCGAATGATTCCTTGGTTTAGTATTCCGGAAACAATGCCGCTGGGAGCACCCACGCGGGTTTCATAGGTTTGTTGGGTGTCAACAAATCCCTCACTGTTGTAAGGAATGGCCAAATTAGGATTCAGCAAACGAACCTTTTTGTCAGGATTGCCACCACTGTTTAACCAGGTGGTGGTGTTGCGGTTTGTGATGAAAGGATTGATGAACACAGTCATGTTGGGACTGTCATCTTCGCGTGTGCCCAGATAGAAGGTTACGGGCGGACCGCCTGCTTCACTGTTGATTTGACGCCAGTAATCCAAACTTCCGGTGTAGCTTTCGGAAAGGATATAATCCAGTGTGATGACATCCGGAGCAAACACGCTTTGACGCAGTTTGAACAAGCCAACGATGAGGGTATCGTCGAATTGGCGAGTGCTGATGTCGAAAGTGGGAACATTTTCCATCACTTCGCTGACGCTGTTGCCCAGACCAAATTGTGTGGCGCTCAGAGGGAAGTTTAGACGAGTGCGAGGAACATTCAGGAAGTTATAGGTGCTTCCCGCCTTGGAATCGATGCTGGCAACCCGGCTAATACCGTCAAATTGAGTGGCCGGATTCAGGTTGGTGTTATCGATCATTCCCAGATAATAACCTTCAAATTTGTCATTGATACTGGTTTGAGCCTTGTTCAAGACGATCATACCGGCATTAGCAAGTTGTGTCAGTTTGCTGGCCCCTGTGCTGGTAAAGCTGAATTGTGTCGGTTCGTTTTTCCAATCTGTGAAAGCCTCGCCATTCAGTATGCTTTGATATTCCTGGGAATTCAGCTCAATCTGCGTGGGTTGACCCAGAAAATAGGTGTGAGCAGCGGATAGTCCGTTGCCTGTTTTGGCGGAAACAAGTTGGTCCCCACTGAAATAAGCACCTTTATATGATGTTACAGGAAATACCAGGGCAGAATAAGAATCGGTAAATCCAACACCACTGCCGCTACCATAAGGCATGCGGCTGACAAGCACTTCGGCTTGGCTTTGGAACATGGCTTTAACAGTGTGGTAAAAATAACGTTCTGCCGCATTGGTGGGCTTGCCATAAATTTGTTCAAATTCACTCAGACTTGTGGGTTGAAGAATTTCGTCGATGGGACCTTGAGGAGCAAAACCAGGAATCAAAACCGTTGTGGGAACGTTAATTACCGGCCGCAAGGAAAGGTCGATTTCGTTAATTTCAACACCAGGACTCTGAATTGTACGCTTTGGCATATAAATTATTTATATTTTTTGGGAACTTTTTTTGCCTTTATTTATATCAAAGTTGCATGGAACTGAAAGAAACTAAAGGTGAAGGCACTTTCAGCTTCACTGCTGTCCCTGTAATTGTAATTAATTCCCCCTAATTCAACAGGTATGGCTCCGGTATAATCAAACTTTATTTTGTTATTATTATATTCATCCAAACCATAAACTGTTATGGTTGTGCTATAATCCCCTAATTTTGGATCATTGTTCAGATTTCTGGCATTGGGTATGCCCACTTTATCGTCATTAAGCATTTTCAACCAACTATATATGAACCAATAATTATTGAATAAATTATCCACAGTGAAATTAACTGCCACATTTTCATAACTGGGCCGTTCATAACTGGTCACTTTCATGACTTGACCAGCATATTTGGTTTCCACTTCAGGAACCTTGATGGTAGGAACCACCATGCCATAAACTGAAAATTGAAAAGATTGCAGGTTAACTCCCCGGTTGTTTCGTTCATATTGGTTCAGATAAGGTTTCAAAATATCCGGAGGTGTGACCACCATGATAAATTTGTCGCGACGTGTCTTGTTGAGCATCGCCTGATCGTAAAAAGCTGCCATAGTATTATTTAAAGAACCTTCCAACCTTCTTTTTCTAAATATTCCATTTCCACGTCCCGTTCATCCCGGTCGGAATTTGAAAACATTACGGGCATGCTGGGCATTTGATCTTCCCGCCCGCCAAATTGATATGTTATATTTTCATTCCGTTTGAATGGGGTGATGCTGCTGGGTCGATTATTGGTGTCTCGGCCCGTCACTTCAAAATATTTTTCCACCAATTCATCATTCAAAATAAGCAGGGCCATGGCCATGCTCATGACACAATCATCAAAATTATTCGCACCTTTTCGGGCGGCCCATGTTCCGTTGGGATAGCGGGTGAAATTTTTCAGTTCATCCAATGTGGTCATGTCCCGGAAAACAATTGCCCGAAGTTCATTGATCCAATATCGCATGTTGATCACTGCCTGATATTTTGTGTTTGTGTTGGTGAAAATTCCGGGCTTTTCAAAAGTTTTGCCGTGGGAATAGCTGATGATTGGGTCATAATTATAATTTTCAAAAAGGGCATCCACCACTTGTGCTCCGCAATTGTTCCGTTCAATTAACAAGGGAGGATTGCCCCATTGACCCAATATTTCCAATAATTTTGTTGTGAAATTATAAGGGGTGATGGTGTTGTCCCGGAAACATGCCACCTGCCTTATTGCACTCAGGTCGGCCAGGTCAAATATCTGCACCACACTGCTGGCCTGTCCTACCCCTTCGGCCACGTCCACGCCTGCCACATACACCCCGTTTTTCATGGGCTGTTCCCATATCTTGTATTTGCCTTCGTCAAAAATGAAAAGAGGACTGCTGCAGGAACTTTTATATTTTTCATAATCGTCCCCATTCAGGGCAGATTCTCCCTCCTGAAGAAAACAATTGTGTACATGAAAATCATTTGCAAAATATGTGCTTCCACCGTCTACGTTCATCAAATCATAAACATCTTCATTTCCGTCATTTATGATTTCTTTTATTTTTTCTTTTTTGTTGTTTTTTAACTCTAAATAATCTTCTATTTTAAAATTTTTTGCAATTATTATTTTTCCATCTACAACAAAAGGATGGTCGTGTGTTACTCTGATTTGATTATTTTCAGTTATAAATTTTAATATGGGTTTATGAAGTTTTCGGACACCCTTAAAACCCATATAACCGTTAGGTGTTAAAACTTTATATTGTTTATTAGTTTTCATCGTCCCATATAATTTTAAAATCACACTTTAAATGATTTTGTATTTCTTTTTGTCTGATTAAATCTCTTTCTTTTGTGGACTCTCTTTTGTGATGTTTTTCGTAAACTTCATAAATCGTGTTTGTTTCATGACAATAACCATCCGGATAATAACCAATAACTGTAAAAAAACGATCTATAATACAATTATCCAGTTGTTCTTGTTTATCTAACAATTCCTTTTCTCTTTTGCCTATGCAATGAAATTTAGTATCCGTTCTGCTCATTCTTTTTTGATATGCAATCCGTCCGCCTAATTGTCTTCGTTTTTTTCTTTCAGGATCCATGTTTCTAACAATTCTTTCATCATAATATTTCTTTTCCCAATTTTCACCATAAAGATACTTAAAATGATTTGGAGAATTGGCACTTAATGTGCACCCCGGTGTTTTACAATAAGATTTTTTTCTTATTTGTTTTAAAATAGGATCAAACGTGATGTATTTTCCACATCTGCAATATTGTTCTCGAATCAAATTAAAATTATACTTTCCGGCTATTAGCAATCTGAACGTAAAATAAAAATTGGAATTTCTGCAATTATTTTTATAAAAATCTGTATAAAAATACAAAGCTTTATACAAATGAGGATTTTCTTTTAACATTGTTCGATTTTTAGCTTTTCCAAAATATTTTGTATAATTATATTCTTTATCATTTAAAATTTTAGACACTTCTTCTTTTGAATAAATTATAGGTAAAGAATCTAACTGTTGTGTTTGTTTTTTATAAAATTTTTCAACAATTTCTCTTTGGTATTGCCCCGGTCTTCCTTTTCTTTTGAAAATAAAGTCTTTGTTTTTTGTCGATTTACAATTGTTTATACAATTGTTCAATTGTAATTGTTGATGGTTCACCCTTACTATTTAGTATTTCAAGAACAGTTTCTTTTGCTATACAATTGCCAAATTCCTGGTCGAAAAGTTCCCGGCTGCCCAGACTTTTGATGGTATCATTTTTCCACTTTTCGTCCCGACCCGGCACCTCAATCCAATCCACCCGCTCGGTTTTCCAGTTGTTTTTGCCCTCCAATCCATCCGTGTATAATTGGTAAAAAAGATTGCCGGTTCCGTTCGGTGTGCTGGCCACAAAGATTTTGCTTTTTTTACTGGAGGAGATAATCGGATACACGGCCGACCAGAAAGTATCCACCATGTTGTTGTCAATATGAGCCAACTCGTCAATAACCAATACATTGACGGAACTGCCTCGGCCTGCATCAGATGATGTGGTGCTGATGCTGATACGGCTTCCGTTGGCCAAACCCATGGCGGTTTTACCATATTCAGACACTCCCGGTTTCAGATAATTGGGAAGATTTTCATAAGCAAGCCGCACCCGGGCAAAAATTTCCTTGGCAGTTTCCTCTTTGTTTGCCACCAAAAGAATTCTTTGATCTTCATTAAAGCATGCCAGCCAAAGACAGTAAATTGTCATGACGGTTGTTTTTCCTGCCTGACGACTGGACAGTAAACACACGAATCGATTGTCCCGCAAGCTGCGCAAAATTCTTTTTTGATAAGGATGCAGTTTGATTTTGATGCGACCCACATCCAGATTCACGATATAAAAATGGTTTTCGGCAAAATGCAGAATGTTTTGTTTGCACTTGGAAACTTCCTTGATCATCTCGGCGGAATATTCAAATTCAGCCTGGGAAGTGGGAAGATTTGGATTACCCAAATATCTATCATTTGGTTTCATTCTGTATAAATACTTAACAGCGTATGAGCCAAAACAATAAATATATAAAGAAATACGGTATGCCTAAAAGTCGCGTAAAAACACTGGAAGAGATCGGAGCAGTCTATCACAAGATGCTTCTGGAAACCCCTGTGGTTCAACAGGAAACAGTTATTGAAGAGAAGAAACAAAAGAAATTGGCAGATCCCAAAGCCAAATTTGGCACCAAACCTGGCAAAGGCGGCGTTCAAGCTTTCGAACAAGTGAAAGATAAAAAGCCTGTTTTGGAACCAAAATTGAAGAATTTTGCACATAAAGACAGTGGTCCGGATCTGAAACAGCTTCGGGAACCAATCGACCCTAAAGTGAAGAAATTTACCAAAGATAACTACTTCCAACCAGAACAACTTAGCAGTGCAAATGAAAGTGTTGTTAACACAAAGAATGTGGAACTTATTGCAGACGAATTAAAGAAGGAAAACAAGAATGAAGCATATGAACGTCTTTGTGAATACAAGACACTCTGGGGCAAAGATAATTTTGTAAACCTTCTCACAGTGGCAGCCGTCAATGGCCATACCGAAGCCCTTGAAGAATTTTTCAGTTTTGTAAATAAAAATACAAAAAATAGAAAGGATAACAATAAATAAATTATATGAGTAACTTCGACAAACTATACGAAGCCGTGATGTCCGAGGACGACGTTGAACTTGGTATCACCGGTGATCAATCTGGCGCAGCTGAAGTCGCCCCAGCCGCCACCGGTGAAGAACAAGAGCTGACTCCCAAGGAGCATCTCTCCAAGGCAATCGAGCTTCTGCAAAAGCTACAAAGCCTCGATCTTATCCCCGACGAAGCCGGTGGTGAGGAAGATGCTGAAGCAGCTTCCGACGAAGATTACGAAGCAGCAGCTTCTGACGAAGACGCCGAAGAAGGCGAAGACGAAAGCGAAGATGAGGATTCCGAAGAAATCGCCACTGAAGAAGTGGAAGCCGAAGATATCGGACATGCCCTCGTCAATGCTAAAAAGGGTCAGGAACTCACAAAAGTTTCCTCTGGCAGCAACAAAGTTGCCAGCACAGTTTCCTCTCTTGCCAAGGGTGGCAAGGGTGGTGACGCCAAAGTAACTGACAAGGTTGGCACCGACGGCGAAAAGGGCCACGCACTTGTCGGCAGTGGTGTCAAAGGTGGCGCTCCCACGAGCACAAAGGGCAAATCCAACGTCGTGTCCAGCGTGATCAAGGGTGGTGGAAAAGGCGATCAAGACCTGTTCCAGTCCAACTGATTAAAAAAAATATAAAGAAAACCCCCGTTGATAAGACGGGGGTTTTTTTTTGACTAAATACATATATGCCGTTTGAATATCACAAAACCCTTAACGAGAAATTTTGGAAAAATGATAAATTTGACAAAAATACTCGAAACAAACTTGTGGATATTGCCTTGGCTTTTTATGGCAATTTAAACACAAAAGCCCCATTGGAAGATATTCAAATAACCGGAAGCATAACCAATTACAACTATACCAAAAAAAGCGATTTGGATCTGCATTTGCGACTGGATTTCAACAAAGCAAATCCGGACAAGGATCTGGTTTTCATGGCTTTTGACGGGGAAGCTTATAAATGGCGGCTCAAACATGACATAACAATCAAGGATCATCCAATTGAAATATTCGTGGAAGATATCAGCATACAACCCCATAAAACCAAAAGCATTTATAGCATTTTAAAGAATACCTGGATCAAAAAGCCCGTGTTTGATCCTCCCCAGGTTGATGAACAAAATGTGGATAAAAAATATAATTTTTTCCGAAACGAAATAGATTTTTTAATAAAAGAAAAAGATAAAACCTCAGACAAACCCAAGCTAAAATCAATTCTTCGTCGTGCAAAAAATATTAAGACAAAACTGGCTGAAGCCCGAAGAGAATGCATGAAAGATGAAGCTGGCTTTGATTTTTGTGTGGAAAATCTGGTTTTCAAAAAATTACGGGATGCCGGATATTTGGATAAATTAAATGATTTGAAGGTGGAAACTTTTGACAAAATATTTAATGAACAAACGTGGAACAGCGGTCTTCAAACCATGTTCATGAGCGACTTGATGGGCAAAGAAAAGAAAAAAAAGGATCCGCGCCATATGAAACCTTTTGTTCGGGATCCTGGAATGCGTAAGCATGTGCAGACTGTTCCCAACATGCATAAAAATTTGGATAAATTTCCCGAGGTAGGAATGTTGAAAAAAACAAAAGGACGCAGAATCATAAGTGAACCCCGGGCCATGCAGATAGCAAATTTTTATAATATACAATTGAGTGAAAAACCATCCAAGCTGGGAAGATCCCCTGTAAGTATTAGAAAACAAGGCAACATTTATGTACTGGAGAGCTAATGAGCATTGATCGTTATGTGGGTCCTGGATGCGTGTCGGTATATCCGTTCACATATACCCCCAGTGTGCTTCGGTTTACCGACAAAGAAAACAATGAATGCGAACGAGAAGTGATCGGGGACCAGATGCGGGAAATTATAGATCTTTATGGTCAAAAAGTAGCTTATTGGCAAAATCCTTACAGCACACTCAGTGCCGACAACATTTACGGGGAAGATCCCACCCGTAATTGGCCCCAACCTCAATACATTACCATGGGTATCAAACTGGATGAAGATAACCTTACCCTGAATAAATTCGGTTTTGATGCGCAGGATTACATGACAGCCATGGTGCACATCAGCAGCTTTTACGCGACATTCGGATCCGGTCAGGAACCAAAAAGCGGGGACATTCTTAAATTAACAGAATATGGTAGTGACCGTCCCGGGGATCGAGATGGTAAACTGTTTGAAGTCACACAAAGATTAGACAGTGAAAACAGCAGCATCAATCCGTTGGCCGGTCATTATGTGTGGCTTCTCAAGCTGAAGCGGTTTGATTATAGTGAGGAAGTGGATCTTCCGAATGAAAAAGGCAATCTTCAGGTCATGGATAACACAGGGTATGGCACACTTTCCGCCACGGTTAGCGGGGTACAACCCAGCAAACCTCGTCCAGCCACACTGGATGGAAGTGCACAGGAAATTACCAAGAAGTTTGTGTTTGATTATTCAGAAACGGGTAATGATAGCGTATATGGCACTTATGACGTGCACAACGACTGATTCCGTTCACTAATTTCTTCCTCTTCTTCCTCAGTTTGTTCCAAGTGCTCCAAGCTTCGCTTTTTCTTCAATATGTGCATGTTGGCAGACTTGGTATCAATTCCAAATTCATGGTGATTCACCTCATCCATCATGGTTTCAAAACGGCTATCCATGTATTTTTGCATGGCAATTGGTTGTACCCAAAAATCATCTGACATGTTCACATTCATTTCTTCGCATTTTTTCTCAATCAAATCAATTGATTCAATCAAACAAAGCCACCGGGCAAATTCAGCTTTTTTCATGTCCACACGGGCCGGACGGTTGTTAAGTGTCATTTCCAATGAAATTTGATTATGGGTCTTTTTGGGATCGTGAGAACTGTTGATCAGGATGGTTTCTTTTAAAATTTTATATTCCTTCTTGTTCAGATTCAGTTGGGCCATGCGTCCCAGAAAAACCATGGGAAGAGCAAACATCTGGCCCGAGGTGGAATTATTGGCTTGCTTCCCAATCACATTCTGAATGTCATACCATTCATCGCTGGTCATTTCCACCCGGGCAGCACGACCTTGCAGATCCAAATCCAGAATGATGTTTTGAGGGTTATTGATTTCGGGGTTGAGATTGATCGTGGATGTATTGTTGAACATATGCAGCCAAAATACAAAAAAGAAGAGGAACGTCAAGTTTTATCTTCAGTTCGCTCATAATGCTGAATCCAGCCGATACGGATTCATAGATTTTGTGCACCACAAAACTTTTTCGATCCAGTCCCTCGGGATTTTTTATGCTGAGTTTTTTATATTCCTGAAAAATTTCATCAAAAAAGTCCATGATGATGCGTTCCGAATCATTCAAATTCTTCTTTTTAGTCCGAAATATTTTATATAAATTATAATAATCTGGTCCTTTTTTTATGAAAAAATTACACAGTTCTTCATCAAAATCCTGCATCCAGTTTTCATTTTTTACAGATGAAAGCGGAACAACACTGCTGCTGGTCACACTTTTGGCTATTTGAAAAAGAAGGTTGTTATTCATCTTTAAGATTCAGGGGCAGGGCATCCAAGGATTGAGTGACCACTGGTTCGGTGTTGAGTGCTGTGTCCAATTTCACATAAACTGAAACCTTCTTTTCGCATTTTGGACAATCGTAAACAGTGCCTTCTTGCAGATCGATTGGAACAAAGCATTTGTGTTTATCCATGCAAGGACAGGTGAGTTCAAATCCCCGTTTGTTGTATTCCTTTTCCAGTTCCAGATCCACCTGCTTTAAACGAAGTCCATATCGAACAATTGCAAATTTTCTAAATCCAAAATCAATTGCATATTGCAAACCCACGGAAAAAACCGTGGCAAAGAAATAGGGCCAAAACCCGGAAACACCCAATGAATACAGGATGCCACAGGCGGCAAATGGAAGACTTAAAAATAAGGTTATTCTAAACAGAATTTTATCCCTCTAAAATTTTATTTAGAGGGTCTACTGTTTCTTCAAGTATCTTTTGAGCTTTTTGTATCTTTTCTATGACCTGTTCCAACTGTTGCAACTTTTCTTTCTTGTTGCCAATCAATGGGTTATTTTTGCTCATTTCACAGATCATTTTGCTGTTGCTTAGTTTTGTGAAATTATCGGCTAAACTTTCAAAAATCCGGTCCAAAGGGTAAGGTAGGGTTTTGGGAGCCAAAGTTGCACCTTCCGGGCTGAATTTTTTTACCAAATCGTCTACTGTAAGTGTTTGTCCTTTAAGCTCCCGGGTGGCTATTCCAGATACCCAGCGGTTATAAATCATCTGAGTATCTTCATTAAACATATATAAATTATTTATCCTTATAATAAATAATAATATGGCAGTATTCTCCAAATATTTTGCAAATATTATAAACGAAAAAGACGAAAAAGATGCGGTTTCTGATTTGGCCGCACCTGAAGCTGCTCCTGTTGAAACAGATCGGACCAGCATGGAAGCGGAACTGGACAAAGACACACAACCCAGTGAGTTTGATGTGCAAGCTGTCACTCGGGAACAAATGGCTGCCCGCAAAACAAACGCTGCCCAAGCCATCGAACTGCAAAGCTGGGTGAAAAATATCGACAAGTTTCTGGAATATCTGAACAGCCCCGACACCAATTCAGTTCAAACACAGCTTCATGTGGCTCCTTGCGACACTCTTTTTGAAAAGGTTGCCAAGAGCGAAACCAAAAAGATTGCCCGGGTTTGCGTGGAACTTAGCGGTTTGAGCGAACGTCTCAAGGCATATCTGATCAGCAGCAAGAGCGAGAAATAATCAGATCTGCATTTGCAGTCGGGCTTTGGGTCCTTCAAAACTGTTTTTCAAAACAAAGTCTGTTTCCACTCCGTTCGTTTTCTGGTCCACACACATCTCGTTAAAATCTTTGTAAGGTATTGTTTTTGGCCAAACAAACACTTTTTGTTTGCTTTCTATCAGTTGCTTCATTTTTTTATGGGCAGTTTCATCCCTATTTTGGTTGTCCAACACCCAAATTTTGGTGTGAAGAGGGAAATTCTTAAGCTGATCCTCCTGCTTTTCCGTAAGACTGTTTCGGCTTTTGTTGATTCCGCTCACAGCCACACCGTTTTTACAAAAACAAGCATCAATAGGACCTTCAAATATGAAAACGTAGGGAAACTCAGACACCCGATCCACGTTAAAAAGACTTCTGTCTCCTCCGCTTTTGCTAAGATAATTGGGCAATTCTGATTGGTCGGACGGCAATTTTCGACTTTGATAATACGCGATTTTTCCGTCCAGATCATAGAATGGGATAATCAATCTGTTTTTATGGGTGTAATCAACCGAGCTAAACCAAAATGTTTTAGGTTTGTTTACTGCCGAATGCAATCGGCGTTCACATACATATCTTACACATTCCTTGAAATGATGGTTTTTCATGTTTTTAAACACCTGAGTGGTATCAAAAATATTCACAGAATCTTTGGGAAGTATTTCAGGTTCGACCGGTTTTTCCTCTACTATCAGACGAGTATTCACAAAATCTTTATTGCCCATCGGCTTGCCGGTAAGATCGTAATATAATTTATATAATTTGGCACTGTATCCGCAATTGAAACAATAACAGCTGTTTGTTTTATTGTAAAAATAAAACCTTTTTCGCTTCAGCCAGGAATCACCTTCCCGGCAGATGGGACAGCAGCCATTATATGTTTGATTATATTTATTATAATATAATTTGGCCAAATGACTGCTCAAAAACGAATGAACATCAATCATTCGTTGTATTTTAACATTTAAATTAAAATATCAATTATAAATTATCGTGTTGCGTATGGGTTGGGCCCCAGAACTTCCGGCCAGAAATTTCGAATTTCCTGTGTTGTATTTCCGGGAATTTCAATCAATGTGATGTCCCGCAAAACCTGTTTCTTTTGAACAAT